CTAGTAAGATTAAACCTGTCTCTATGATACCGCATATACTGGGTAGCAACTTCTCCCAACACCTCGTCTGCGCTCATAACGTTGGCAGCTTTGCCACCAGCCTTTTCGATGCCAGTAAGCATATCGTCTAGGGTTTCTACAAGCTCAGCAAACACCTGTGTCTTACGTCCGGTGACAAGGTCTTTGACATACTCTGGAACTGTCTGAGCGGTGCTGTTTTCAAACTTGCCCAGACCCTTGGCAAACGGTGTGATTGCTTTTTTATAGTCGGCATTTACTTGACGGAAAGTGGTGGAGAAGTCAGGGCTTACAATATTGTCCATAGTGTCTAAGATTTCTTTAGAAGCTATGACGCCCTCTCTCATTCCATTACGATCTAACCTGCCTTTGTAGATGTTCTGCCGAATAGAACGATCAAGTTCATACAAGTCTCTGGCAGTTATAGATGCGATCTGCTCTTCTGCCTCTTTTGAAGAACGATTGGTAAATGACGCCAAGTCGTCTGCAAACCGTTTTCCAAGACCTAGCTCAGAAACTACATCAGAGGCAGCGTCATCTGCTTTCTTTGCAATGGCAAAACCATCTTCGATGTCTACCACTTTTTGCAGCTTTGTTCCTAAACCATTCGATGTTTTATTCAGGATAGAGATGACATCTTCTGCACTTCTGGTATACTCTTTGGACAAATTGTTTACCAAATCAGCGACAAGATCGTTGTCCACTGTTGTCTTGTACAGATTGTCAAGGTCTAGATTAGGGCTTGCGTATAGCTCAGGAGACTCGTCAAAGTTCTTCATCATGTAGCGCAACTGGTTGTTGGCCTGAAGTTCTATCAAGTCTCCTATTTCCGCCCTGTCCCGCTCGACAGACGTTTTAGACATTTTTTTATACGCAGTGTCGATCTCACCCTGTATTTTCTTTGCAGTTTGTATCTCTGCATTGGTCAGAGTACCTCTAAGCTGTTTCGCAATGTCAGCAGGGTTTCTACCAGCAGCCTGTCCCTGCCTGAAGAAGCTATCGACTTTGTCCAGAAACTCCAAACCCTTTGCCGGAAGACTGTCGGCCAAGTTCTTTGCACCAGCGCCTTCAGAGACAATGGCAAACTTGGCAAACAGACTGCCAGAGTCGCCAAGCTGGTGTTTCAATGTGATCAATGGGACAATGTCTTGTATTTCATTTTCAGGAACGCCCTGCGCTCTGAGGAAGTCAACAGCTTCCTGCCTTGCCTGTTTTGCAGACTCGGCGGTGACCGCTATACCTTGATTGGTAGTTACGTTGTCTATGTTCTCTTTTGCTACATTTTTGATCTTTCCTGCCACTGGGCCAATGGCTGTGAATGGCAGACCAAGACCCAGAGACGCTGCCGCAACCACTGCGCCCTGTGTTCCAGCATCGGAGAGTATTTCACCAAGGTCTTCGTATTGGTTGCCACGGTACGTCTGAATGGCTTCCAGACCAAGATTAGCAGTTACATCTCCTGCTCCCCCCGCTACTGATCTAGCCACCAACTGTCTTGCGGTAAAGGACGACAGGAAGCCTCCCACGGCGGCTGCACCGGCCGCACCCGTTCCCGGCACTGGTACTAACAATTCAGCGGCCAAAGCGCCAACACCAGTGGCAATCTCTGGCACAAGGTCTACTAGGTCATAAACGTTGTTTTCTATACCGTCTATCAAAACTTTTCGGTTGTCTTTAGGCTCCATACCAAGACGACGAAGACCAATAGGATTGGCATAAAACTCACCAAAGTCGCTTAGACCCCACCCGTCTTTGCCCAGACGAGCGTCCAGAACAGCCTTGGCCTCTTTTGGATTATCTTTGGCCAATGCAAGATCAAAGCGAAGACCAGCATTGTCCACGCTTGATCTCATGTCGTACTCTTCCGAAACATCATAGGCTACGCCCTTACCGAATGCTACGGACGGAAGAGCCTTGGCAATTAAGTTTTCTGCCTCGGTGTCAGACAATCCAGCAGGAAGTTGGACTTCCATACCGTTGTAGAGCGTATAGATTTCACGTTCTGCCAATGTTGTATTCCTTTATTGCGCTGGGCGTCTTGCGGAAACCAGACCAGATGGTGCATCTGGTGAAAAACGAGATGGGTCTATTCCTTGGGCTTCTAGTATTTTAGTAGTCGTTGCTAACTTACCGCTCAATACACCTTTAAGACGCTGAAGCTGGCTTTCTACTTTCTCGTTAGACACAAACCACCCATCAGCGGACAAGATATTATTTAACTGTTCGTAGTCCCCTTGAGATATCTGCCCCTGAGACACGCCCATTTGTAACCCGGTTATGATTTGACTTCTGATAGACCTAGCTGTAGCTGCCCCAGACTCGCCTCCAGCCCCAAACAATGCGCCAATAGCTTTAACACCTTCTTCTGTTTTGGCTCCAACACCGCCAATTCTTTTATTACTCAGCAACTCTAAGTACGTGTTGATAGCGTCCAAGCTCTGCCTTGTTGCAGCGGCTTTTTCGATACTTTTGATCATCGGTCCCTTAAATTCCTTGGGACCAGCATTTTTAAGCTGCTCTATTGCAAACTTGTCCATCCTTTCTTGTTCCGCCGCTGCACCAGCCATCTCAGCTTGGTTCAACGCTGCACCAGACATGCCAAAAGCGGTCAAGGCGTTGACACCGGGAGTCAACATCTCTGGCCTCTGAAAAGTTTTAACCAGTTGGTTTAAAATTCCTTTGTAGTCTATGTCGCCTAGTAGACCAGACAAAGAGCCAATGGTATTTCGATCTTGTGCTATACCGGCACCAACATCTGTGGATTTACCGGCCAGCCCATTTGGCTGATCAGCGCCTAGAAGACCCCTCTGGATTTCTTCTTTCCGTCTTTCCATACCTATTTGTGTAATATAGTCCGCTGCGGCGGTACTGTTCCGCCCAAGCTCTTGCTGGGCAGCAATGGCTGCGCGAAGTTCAGGATTAAATCTATTATTATAACGAGAAGCAAGATTTTGCAACTGCGCTTGTCTAGCGCGTTCTTCTTCTTGTCCTTTTATTACCTGTTCCTGCCTAGGAGTGAAATTTATTCTACCAGTAGGACGAACTTCTGGAGAACCTAGTCTAGAACCGGGAGGGGGAGAAATAACAATACGTTCAACCATGTTTCTATACCTTAAATTAAGCTTTTAATACTGCGACCACGAATCTGACTATTCAGAAGTGTCTGCACAAGCTTACCAACTTGACTGTTGTACGCCTGAGAACCCTGTAAGTACGATGGTGCTGCATAGGGAGACTGTTGAGGAGAGTAACGCCCTCCGCTAAGACTAGGCATATTTACACCGGGTAGCCTACCTGTTCCACCTATTGCTTTAGGAGCACCTGCGCCAAACTTAGACGCGCCTTCTAGAGCTTTTTTTGCGTCAAACTCTATATCCTTAAAATATTTAACTTCACCCGTAGACGGGTCGATTTCAGCGGTGTAACCTGACAGACTTCCTTCTTCTCCAGTAGCCCAATCTCCCATAAGCTCAGTATCGTCATCTTCCCCGTATAGCATTCCCCTTTTAATTTCATCAGAAGGGTCTACCTCCTTCCGGCCATCAAAAGCGTCTTCAATGCCGCCTACCTGCCTGTTAAACCAATCACCCATTTTAATCTCCTATGCCAGCATAGTTGACCATCAGGTAGCCATGCTCGCCTTTAACCACAGACGCTGGTTTGATCTTCTGTACCTCTTGTGCAATGACACCAAAGCCAAATACACGATTGGTAAGCTCAGAACCACGTTTGTTCCAACGCCAGCGGTACACGTTGATACCATTTTTAAGCTTGGTGACAAACTTGATATCAGTTTTGAGCTTAATGTCTGATGCAAAAGCAGCAGCAGCGAACGGAGCAGCAGCACTAGCAATCTGGCTGAACGGGCTGGGACCGCCGCCAATGACTTGGCTTGTATAGCCGCTACTTGTTCCTTGATTGATTGTGCTACTGCCAAGACCTGCCAAGCCACCAAAGAGGTTAGACATTGTGATAAGCTGCGCCCTTCTGGCTTCTTGGTCCTGCTGTGCCAACCTAGCAGCATCTGCTTGTGAGGCAGCTTGACGCTGTTCAATCTGTCCACCAATAGCCTCTTGAAGACTAGCAGGAGTAAGCTGTGCCGATAACATCTGTTGTCCTATCCCCGGCGCACGGGCCTGTGCGGCAATGCGGCGACTTTCTGCTTCCTGCAAGGCAGTAGACATCTGACGCTGCGCTAGCTCTTCACGTTTCTGCTGCTGCATCGTTTGTAGCTCACCTAGGGCAGTGGAGCCTAGACCAAACTGACCAGCTTCTATGGCCTGTTGCTGGGCAACCTGTTTGTCGCGTTCAGTCATGTCCCTAGCAGATTGTGCTATTGTCCCTAGCTGTGCTTGGTAGATAGAATCATCTAGGGGATTAGCCATTGCTCTTCCAACATCACCGGCAAACAAGTTGCCATATATGCCACCTAGCTGACTAGCTGTGTTTCCTACCTGACCGTAGATATCCCTAGCTGCCAAGGTCTGTGTTGAGAAATCAGGCACCAGTGAACCTCTGTAGAGTTCAGGAGTCTGGGTAAACTCCGTCCTGATCTCTGGAAGTATCTGTTCAAGAAAAGGCTCTACTGGAGCATATGGTTTAATTTCACCACTGCTACTAGATGTCTGAAACGTAGGTGCTTGCACAACTGTCGGAGGGGGAGAGCTAAATATACCACCCATCTTAAAGCTCCTTTACAATCGTTACACTTTTAACTTTATAACCCATGTTACCAAATCTCCGTTGCCAGCCTTTTCTGCCGGGTATTTCTACAAACTTAGCGCCTTGCTTCCTGTAGTAGTCTTCCAAGGCTGGCATCATTGTTTCAAAGTGAAACTTGCCGCCCGTTGATTCTGAGATAATTCCTGTCTGTTCTGGATAAGCTGCCACACCTATTAGCAAACAACCTACTATGCTTTGTCCTTCTACAGATACCCACATATCACTGAAACCCGTTAAGAATTTATTAAACAAAAACTCTGGTTTAATATATTCCTCGTTCCCGCCCCGTATCAAGGACTGCCTGACAAACTCTACGCAATCTGCAATCTTGTGATGAACATCAGGGTGATTTCTGTTTAATCTTTTATAGCTTAACCCAAACGCCGTTGGAGTCGTAAAAGTATATTCCTTCTCCGCTTCCCGGATTCCAGCCAGTTCCATCTGCATACCTTATGTTTCCTTGTTGTGGCTTTTCAGGCTCTACTGTTGTTACATCTAAGTGACCATCGCGCACCAAGTCTAGCACAGGCCGTATCTCCAAGAGCATACTGTCTATGAACCTAGGAATGTCCTCTATGGCCGTAGGACACAACGTAGGATCAAAACGAAGGAACTCTCTGCTCATCGGTCGGACACCACTTCTGATTCAACGGTGTATCCAGACAGCCTGAACTGGGTAACAGCTTCGCTCTCTATCTTGATGGCCAGATACCTGCCACGTACTCTACAATCAACCTTACTATCCGTACCTATAATAAAGGGAACAGCAGGGCTATAAGTTACCCCGGCAAACGGATGTAGCTCAGCGCCTATGCTAATGTTGACAACGCCAGTACCCTCTATGCGGGGGAATACTCTGCTTATTGCCTTAACAGCATCCGTGCGGCCAGCGTGTAACCCCCTGCGCTCAAGGGTAGTCAAGAAGTTCGTACCGTCGAAGGTAGTTCCAGAGTCTGCTAAGTAGAACTTAGTATCAGACGTGCCGCAGAACAGCAGAGAATCGATGGCAGGGTTATACTCCTGCTGCGACCAAGCTAATGTGGTGGCCTCCCAGACGCCAGTACCGGCTCCC